ATCGTGAATGATCTTGTCAAGCACGGGGAGAGAATCTTCGAGCAGAATCTCTGCCTTCATCTTGATTCGGTTAGATGAACCGATGTCGCCCGTAAATTTCTGCAGGGCTTCTTTCAGCATGGCACGAAACGCAGCGTTGCCTTTCAGCCGCTCCCACTGCGCATCGGACAGCTCATACTTGTCTTTTATTCCAGCTGAGTCGGTTAATCCAGCTGCCAGTTCAGCGCATATGGTTGCGCTTAGATGTGCAAGTTCGAGCTGATCGTCCTGAATTGCGAGTTCACTTGCCAAAACGACCCTTCCATTTCTTCACTTTTTCGACGAAATCCTTTACGTCTGCGACCCATTCGTAGCCCCAGACACCACACCGCCTGCGCCGTAACCGGCAAGTAAGAACCCGAGATACCAAAGAGCGTCCTTCATAAAATCTTCCATCGGTCAGTCTCCATTAGATTGACAACAGGCGTATATTACCCGCAAAATGAGCTTCATGGCTACTTCCTCCGTCCCACAGGCTATTCCTGTCAACTCCGGCATGGGACGCGGCCTTCTGCAAATTGTGTCCAACACGCAGTTGGATCAGCAGGAAAATGAAGCCGCCGAGCAAGCAAAAGCAGCACAACGTGAGGATTTGGTCGAAGACCAATTAGCGAGTCATATTCGGGCAAGAATGACGGATATGCGGAATTTCCGAAATGCGGAGGGGATCAGCGAGCGGTTGCTCAACGCCCTCCGAACCTACAAAGGCATGTACGGCGCAGACAAACTAGCCGAGATTTCTACGTTCGGTGGCAGTAATGTTTTCGCGAGAGTAACACCCACGAAATGTCGTGCTGCCACTGCTCTACTCCGTGATGTATATTTATCTCAAGAACGCGCTTGGGACGTAGAGCCAACCCCCCACCCCGAAACACCCGATTCAGTTAATCAAGACATTCAGCAACTCGTCAATATCGAAGTTGCTACCATGATGCAGGGTGGTCAGCAGATTGACCAGCAGATGGTTGCAGATCGCGTAGCGGGGCTTAAGAAAGCTGCGGAGAAAGCGTCTAAGAAAGTTGCACATGACGAAGCAGAAAAAGCCACAGAAAAACTCGATGACATTCTTACCGAAGGTAATTTTTATGATGCGTTTGCAGAATTCCTGATCGACCTTCCGATCTTCCCCTTTGCTGTTATGAAAGGGCCAGAAGTTCGGCGTGTCACTCAAACGAAATGGGTTGACAAGAAACCCGTCCAACAGTCGATCCCGAAAATGTTCTGGAAGCGTGTCTCACCGTTTGATCTGTATTGGTCGCCCGGTGCGGCTACGGTGGATCAAGCAGAGTTCGTGGAGCGGATCAAAGTTACCCGCCGAGAACTCGTCAATGTCAAAGGACTGCCGGGGTATAACTCCGAAGCTATTGACGAGATTTTGGAATTGGCATATGTCGATGGACTCCATGAGTGGTGGGATACGATCGACACTGCACGAGCTGAGCTTGAAGATCGCGAACGATGGGCACGTACAGCTACATCTCTGATTGACACCGCCGAGTTTACCGGACACGTGTCAGGCAAATTACTGAAGATGTGGGGCATGTCGGAAGATGAAGTTTCTGACGAGCATGAGGAATACTTTGTCACCGCGTGGCTAATTGACCGCCGTGTGATCAAAGTACAGATCAACCCGGCAACCAACCAGCGTGCCCCGTACTTCATTACTTCTTTCGAGCAGGTGCCCGGCGCACTTCTAGGCTACGGCTTACCAGACTTGTTAGAAGATGTTCAGACGATCTGTAACGCTTCAGCTCGTGCGATGGTCAATAACGCGTCTATCGCATCCGGCCCGCAAGTCATAATCAACGACGCCGTATTGCAGCCGGGAGAAACAGACGATCTCTACCCGTGGAAGCGATGGCATGTTAATTATGATCCTGTACTTGTATCTTCTGGCACGAAGCCAATCGAGTTCTTCCAGCCCTCTATGAATGCACCTGAACTCATGGGCATCTATGAGAAGTGGTCGATCATGGGTGACGAAATCAGTGCGATTCCGAAGTACATGACCGGCAGTGAAAAAGTCGGTGGTGCTGGACGCACTGCATCAGGCTTGGCAATGCTGATGGGTAATGCGAGCAAGACGCTGCAAAATATCGCTGCAAGTATTGACCGCGATGTTATTAAGCCAGCTTTGCTACAGCTGTATGATCTTATTATGCTCACCGAACCGGATACGTTCCGAGGCGATGAGCTAGTTGTTGTGAAGGGTGTTAATCACGCCGTCAAGCGCGAGCAGGATCGCATGAGACAACTCGAATTCTTGCAGCTGACTGCGAACCCGATCGACATGGCTATCGTTGGACCGGAGGGACGCGCAAACATCTTGAGAAGCATTGCTCAAAACCTCGGGCTGGAGCATGAACGAACAGTTCCCGACGACGAGCAAATCAAGCAGAACATCGCGCAACAACAGGCGGCAGCTGGACAGGGCCAGCCTACCCCTGCAGCACAAGGGGGTGATCCCAACCAGACTCCGGCACCCGAAAATGCACGAGCCGGACCCGAAGAAGCGCGGAGAGAAGTTGAAGGCGATTTCACAGGGCCAACAGGTAGGCCGGGTATGAGAGCTGGAGGATGAAACCACGCGTACACAAATATGCCAATGGTGGTGCAGTGCATGGGACTCCCATAGGACTGCAGAAGCCGTCGAAGCGTAAGCGCCCGAAAGTTGGAGATAAAGACCCGAACTGGAAGCCCAGCAAACCGCGCAAGCCCGCTACATCAAGCAAACCGCCTGCCAAGAAGAAACCCAGCGGCTCTAGGTTTCGAGACTATCGAGGCACAGAAGGCGCGATCGACGACGCAACTGGATAGACAGCTGTTACCAACATGAGCTAGTATTGGCTCGAATCTCTACACACACGTTAAGGAACTGAGATGAAAAACACGAGCGAGGCCCATAAGGGCAAAATCGGTGGTAAGTTTTTGGGTGACACCAAAGGCAATGCTGATTTAGGCACCGATAAAAGCTACATGTCGATGGGCGGTAGTGGTGAGGCGCATAAGCCTAAGACTGCCGACAAGTTCTGTGGTCCGACCAAGGGCAATAGTGATCTCCCACCGAATCGTACATCGGATACTCCGGGTGGTTACGGCGGCGGGCAACACAAAGCTGGCGGGTCAAGCAAGAAGATGGCCTATTGAAATGGTGGTTAAGAATAAAACCATCCAGTCCAAGCGACTAAAGAATTGGGACGGCGCAAAAGATTGCACGCCCGGTCCTTCCACTGTGGATGCACGGCGTCAGGGCGACTTCTCCAAAGACGGACAGGCTGTAAAAGCCAGCGAATCCGACCTTGAATACGATGACGTAGTAGCTCGGCAGGAGCGGTTCGGCTTGTTCTTTTGAGGAAGCTAACCGAGAAAGCCGCACAAGGATTTTCGATGCTCCGGGGAAACCCGGACTTCACTGCAGTACTAGAATGGATTGCGGAAAACCGCGACGATGCAACTACGGAATGCTGTGAGCATCTCGACAATAACTTGCTAAGAAGGGCGCAAGGTAGTCGAGCCGCTACGCAACACATCCTCCAGTGCAACGCCGAGGCTCCAAAAGTCCTTGAGAAGTTTAACGCCAACAAATAGGAATACGCCATGAGTGCGCTCCCAAAGCAAGTACAGAAGCAAGTTGATGAAGCCAATTCAATCCTCGACCAAATAAATGCCCCGCCGCCAGAACTCGACGCCGAGGGCAAACCAATCCAACCCCCTGCCGAACCCGCTCCGCCACCAGCGGTGGAACCCGCACCAGTAGTAGCGGGAGAACCCGAACCCGCTCCGCAGCCAGCAGCCGAACCTGTGGTAGCAGACGATCCGGCTGAACATAAATATAAAGTCCTGCAGGGCAAGTACAACGCTGAAGTCCCTAAACTGAATCGAGAGCTGAAAGAGGCCAAGAGCGTAATTGGCGATATGCAGCAGCGCCTCACTAATACTGAGTCGTTACTCGCTTCAATGCAGCATGTAGCTACGCCGCCACGAGGCGAACCTGCGCCTGTAGATGATCTGCCGGTTGTTACCGAAGACGAGACATTACAGTTCGGTGCCGATCTTGAGAGCTATATCGAGCGTGTTGCTGCACGTAAAATACTGCCAGAACTCGAATCTCGTATTACGCCAGTTGCTACACGCGTTGATGGGCTTGACCATAATGCTTCCCAAGCTGCCCATGATGTGGCAGTATCAGAGCGTGATAGGGTTATGCTCGATCTCGCGGAAGCCGTTCCTGAATGGCAGCTGCAAAACGAGAATGAAGATTTCCTGAAATGGCTCAACGAAAACGACCCATATGCAGGAGTTCCAAGAGGACAACTTCTAACACACGCATTTAGGACAAATGACTCCACAAGGGTCATTGCATTTTTTAAGGGCTTTCAGACAGAAAACGCTGTCGTAACACCAGAGCCGCCTGTTACTCCGCTAGAAACACCTGCGGAACCACAACAGACACTCGATAACTTAGTTGCCCCCGGCACGCCAAAAACCGGGACGACCAGCGCTCCAAACGAAAGCGGTAAACGGGTATGGACCCAGCAGGATATTTCTGCCTTCTACGCGAAGAAGAATACCTTCGTCGTCAAAGGGATTAAAATTCCCGATGAATACGAAGCACTCGAAAGAGACTTGTTCGCAGCGCAACACGAGGGCAGGATTCGTTAACCGTTAATAACCGATTGCAAGCGGGTACAATCATTACCGAAGTAATCGTTGGAGCAGGACATGAGCTTTCCAGTCGGAACACCGTGGTCGGGAGCCACGCCAGCACCAGCATATGCCGGTGTATTTATTCCCGCAGTATGGAGCGGCAAGCTCGTGGAGAAATTCTACGCAGCAACCGTTCTTGGCGCTATCGCCAATACTGATTACGAAGGCGAGATCAAGAACAAAGGCGATACGGTCGAAATTCGGTCGCGTCCCGATGTTGTAATCGACGACTATCAAGCAGACATTGATTTGGTCGTAAGACGCCCATCTGTTGGCAAACAGTCATTGCTTATCGACAAAGGTAAATACTTCAACCTTGCGCTCGATGATGTAATGGAAATCCAGTCAGACATTGATCAGTTATCGGTTTGGGCAGAAGACGCCGCAGAGCAGATGAAGATTGTTGTCGATACTGGTGTCCTTGCTGACATCACCGATGTTACCGGCGCAGGTTTGCAGATCAACGCCTCTAACCGTGGCCTTACAGCTGGTGCAATATCCGGCGACATTGACCTCGGCATAGCGGCTACTCCGCAGTTTGTTTCCGGCGCTGGCGCTGGTGACTTCTCCGGCGCTTTGGCAACATCTGCTGAAAAGATCGTCGATTTCATCATCAACTGTGGTCAAGTCCTTGACGAGCAGAACCTTCCTGAGTCCGGTCGCTTCCTCGTGATCCCGGCATGGCTCGCAGCTCGGATCAAACGATCTGACCTGAAGGATGCTTCTCTCGCGGGCGATGGTGTTTCCATCTCTCGTAATGGACGCCTCGGCATGATTGATCGTTTCACGATCTACCTGTCGAATCTGATCCTCCCGGCAACCGCCACACCAACCGCGTATCCAATTCTGTTCGGCACGACTGCCGCACTGACCTTCGCGGCTCAGTTCACGAAGCTGGAAACATTACGCTCCGAGCGTTCGTTCTCCAATCTGCTTCGCGGTCTGCAGGTATACGGCTACCGAATCGTGAACGGCGTCGCAATCGGCCTCGGTCACGTAGCGAAGGGTAACGAGGGCTAAGCTGCCTCGTAACTCAAGGAACAGGCCCCGGTCGTATCTTCGGGTACGGCTGGGGTTTCCCTCAGGAGGCTGGTGGTGGCTAAGACTTATCAAACATTAGTAACGGAAGCGCGGGAACTCCTGCAGGACACCGATACTGATATTGAGCGCTACACAGACTTCACTCTGCTCAACGTATTGAACCGTGGCCTCCAAGACCTCGGCAAGTTGAGGCCAGATGCGTTTTACGCTACCTTTCTCAACAACTCTCTCAATGTGCCTGAAATAGTTCTTACAGGTGCAGTTGCCGGTCAGATAAATTGGACCGATGCATTCTCCATAGAGATGCAATTCTATTCGCCGCTTGTAACATACGTCACTGCCGTAGCAGAGATTGTTGACGACGAGTACACTGTCGATGGTAGAGCTGGGTTGCTACTCAACCAGTTCAGATTGTCAACGATAGGACTCTGACATGTCTGAAACATTCGGCGCAACTTTTGAGCAAATCCTCAACGACACGGTACCGCAAACGCCCGGTATTCAGCGAGACGTAGCGATGCGTGAGTTGCGACTCACCGCTCGTGAATTTTTTGAGCGGTCTTGGGCATGGACTCATGTGATCGAAGATGTCGATGGACCCGCTGGTGAGAATGACATCGTTGTTGTGCCTTCAGTAGCAGCTTATGCAGCCGGGAGTGAAGTCGTCGGCATCTTGAATGTTGCCAAGACGACAGGGCAGGCCCTTAGTCTAATGGCAGCTCGTCCTGATAGAACTGAGACTGGCGATGATACAGTTTTCTTCTTCATCAATGTTCCGCCTGATACGATCAGGCTGTTTCCTTATCTGAAGAATGCTCAGACTGACTACCTCGACATTACGGTAGCGCTGATCCCAGACTTCTCGACTGCTACTTTGCCCGATGAAGTCACAACCAAATTTTACGACGCCCTCCTCAATGGATACTTGGCACGTGTGTATATGCACCCGAATAAGCCATACTCATCTCCTCAGAGCGCTGTATATTTGAGGCATAATTTTGTGCGGCAGATAGGCTACTATATGGGCCTACGAAAGACTGGCGGCGCAGGTGGTCAAGGCTGGACATATCCTCCCAGTTGGGGAGTTAGAAGGTTAGGCGGAAATGGCTGACGTAATTTTTACAAATAATGCGAGTTCACTTCTCGCTGCATCCATCGGAACTGGTGATCTGACCGTACAGGTTGCAGCTGGTTTTGGTGTCAATTATCCAAGCCCTAGTGGGAGCCAATTCTTCTACGTGACGTTGGAAGATGACTCGGGCAACCTTGAGATTATGAAGTGTACGGCTCGTGCTACTGACTTACTGACAGTTGTCAGGGGGCAGGACGGAACGGTTGCACAGTCATTCACACTTAACGTCACACGTGTTGAGTTAAGAACCACTGCCGCCGTACTACAAGAATTTGTTCAGGTCAGCGGCGATGCGATGACCGGCAATCTTGACTTCGCCACTAACGAAATTCAGAACGCCTTCCTTACAGGCACGACAAGGATCACAGGCGGGCAGACAATCGGTACCTCCATTCGCGGTACCTTAGACCAGACCGACAACGAGATCGTCGTCCCCGCAGCCAGTGGTGTACGTGCCACAGCAGGCGGCGCTGATCTCGTGGTTGATACTGATGACATCGCGGCTCTGCTCGATGTTGCTGGGGTAATCGACTTCGATGAAGCGACTATCGGTATAAAAATCGGTACCGCTGCCGCTAATGCTTACTTACGAATGTATGGCGGTGCTGTCAACTTTGCAAGCCTGTCCAGTGACGACACTGATCTTGTGTGGCTGAACTCCGGGCTGACCAACTTTAATTTCGACGGTTTCGACATTGGTATTCTCAATGGCGATTTAGCTTTGAACGACGGCAAGATTTTTCGACCAGAGTTCAAAGACATTGCTATGACCCGGCAGAATGTTTCTGGGGTTGCTACGACTGCCATTGATTATGAAGACGGCAACTATGTTGTGCTTACCCTTGCTGCGAATATCTCAGCGTTCTCTATTACAAACCCGCCTAACCAAACTCCTGACGTATTTGGCACGTTACGCCTGAAAATTATTCAAGGTGGTAGCGCGTTCACTGTTGACTTCTCTGGCGCTAACGTCAAATGGCCGGGTGGAGCTGCACCAACCATCTCGATTGGTAGCGGTGACGTAGACTTTATTGACTTATGGACTGACGATGGCGGCACCACTTGGTACGGGTCGTTCGGTCAGGCTTGGTCGTAATGTGGCCGTTTGGCGGATTACTAGCTAGAGGCGGAGTCTTCCTCACTGACAAGACGGAGGAGACTACTGGTGCGGGTATCAATCGCAACCAGAATATCAAATTCTTTGATGACGGCGGTTGGGGCGAGGCTGGCTTCGGCGGTATGCCCAGCGGTGGTACCTACTCCATATATGATGCAGAATGGTGGGCAGGACATCCTGTCACCGGCATAGGTGCTGGATTTGAGGTACGGAATTCAAACATCGTCTCTGGTGGATGGGACAATGCTTATGCGGCGGTAGGCGACTGGGTAAATATCTCTAATAATCCGTGGTGGGGAATTACCCGCACAGGCGGTAAGGGCGGCGAAGGTGCTGGCTCGCAGAACATCGTCGCGGATTTTGAGATACGCGCCTCTGGCGGAGGCCCGGTGCTGGCTTCCTGTCAGGTAGACTTAACGACAACGCATACATAGGTGGTGAAATGGCAGGCATTAAACTGGAGGCGTTTCAAGGGCTAGTCCCTCGTGCATCAAAGCGCCTGCTTGGGCCTATGAATGCCACTACCGCCCGAAACACCAAGCTACTCAATGGTGAGATACGTGGCTTTCGTCAGCCGCTTAACGATGCTAATTTAACCGGGCAGGTAAGCACTCTGCGGCGAGCTTTCCGTGTACCCGATACTCCTGATGATGCATGGATCGCATTCACTTCACGTGAAGTAGATATTGTACGTTCACCACTCGTGAATGACGGCTTTGATCGTTACTTTTGGGCAGGTGATGGTCGCCCGAAAATGAATACCGGCGATCGTATTAAGAATGGCGACCCCGAGTTTTTCCTCGGCGTACCAACTCCTGTCGCCGCACCTAATGTTACGCCCCCAGCTGGATCAGATGCTACCCGAGCATACGTGTATACCTTCGTGTCTGCTTACGGTGAAGAAGGCCCACCGTCCCCTCCTACACTCGCTACCGGCGATGAAGGAACATGGGAACTGGACACGATGGACACGACGGTACCTGATCAAGCGTCTCGTAATATCACACACAAGAATATCTATCGCACCATTCCCGGCAATGTATCGACTAGCTTTTTCTTTGTGGCACAGATCGACCTTAATGTGAGCGTTTATAGTGACGCTAACGCTGATGTTGATATAGTCACTAACAACCTTCTGGAGTCTACAACTTTCGTCGAACCACCAACTACGATGGAAGGTTTTGTCGTTATGCCTAATGGCTACCTCGTCGGGTGGGCTGGCAAGCGGCTACTATTCTCTGAACCGTATCGCCCGCACGCATGGCCCGCCGCGTTTGAGCTGGCAACCGAGTTCGAGATTGTCGGACTGGGAGTCTTCGGCTCTACACTCGTGATATGTACTGAGTCGCAGCCATACTACGGGCAGGGAGTTTCCCCGCTTTCATTCACAACTCAGAAGGTTGATGCTGTTGAGCCATGCTTGTCAAGACGAGGGATCGTATCAACAACTGCAGGCGTCGTGTACCCGTCGATTAACGGTCTTGTACTAGCGAACTCCAGTGGAGTGAATGTCATAACTTCTGACATACTCACCAAGGAGGAGTGGGCGACCTACATGCCCGAGAATATTTACGCAGCTCAGCTTGGCCTCCAATACATTGCATTCAACAGTCCCAGCTTTGGGTTCATATTCGACCCTATGAATCCTATGGCACGGTTCGTTGAGATAGATGCGCTCTCCGATGTGGAGGGCATCGAGACTGATCGCTATTCCGGCAATGTCCTGATCCTGTCGAACAACATAGTCAGGGAATGGGACGCAGAAGGGCAGACTCGCATTCAGTGGCGGTGGCAGTCGAAAGTCTACCAGTTTCCGAAGCCTCTCAATTTCGGCGCAGCTCGGGTCAACTTTGAGTTAGGTGTCACGAGTGGTGCTATTGATGTGGAAGGAATCTTCCGGCCATATAACACAGCGCTTTTCGCTGCTATCAATCTCGAACCACGCCCGCGATTGAATACGTTGAATGGTGGCACACTCGGTGGGGTACCGGCACAGGGTGCTGGCCTTGTTGGTAGCCCTCCACAGCCGGAGACACGGCAACCTCTCGGTGCAAGTCTATTGTTCCCACTTACGTTCCTTGCGTTGCTCGTGCTGTCGGTACGCTTCGTCGTGAAGATACGGGATAAAACTATCCTCGATGCTATCGTAAATTCGGAACAAGTCATACGCTTGCCGATGGGATTCAAGTCGGACCTCTGGCAGTTTGAGCTGATTGGCAATACAGAGGTCTACTCAGTACAGATCGCGGAGACGCCGAATGGGTTAGCGGCTATCTAATGCCTAGTCTCTCAACCCAACCAAACAGGGCATACCCGAGTATCCCTAATGTCGATGACAGTATTGAGTCGCATACGTTCGCGATACAGGCGATCAAAGATGCGCTAACAACACACGAGCGTCGCGACAATAACTTCCTAAAAAGTTTCATTCGGTTCGAGGAGCTAGTCGATCTTGGCATTATAGATAATAGTGGCGACTTCATACTCAACCTGCCAAACAACCCTAGTAATCCCGGTAGCACTGGCACGCTTGGTGGGCTTACCGATGTAGATATTACCAACGTCCAGAACGACGACATAATCCAGTACAACACTATTACGAGCATGTGGGAGAACAGCCAGATAGTTCTCCCCTCTCACGGACATCCATGGGGTGACATCACTGGCGTACCCTCGTTCCTGCTTAACATCTCTGGCGAGTTACTGGGCGACCTCAGTAACGTAGAGATAGAAGCATTTCCGCAGGAGTTTGAGTTCCTTGTTTACGACGAGCCAACTGCAACGTGGATCAATCAGACTGCAACCGAGCTGGGCATAAGCGACAACATCGGCGGAGAAGCTGAAGATGGTGACATGCTGTACTACGATCTCAATGACGGGCTGTATTACCCGACTGAGGGTGCGCTTCACTGGGATGTAGACGGCCTGTTCTTACAGCTTTCAAATGATCTAGGAATTAACTGGCTCGACGAGGGGCAGGTGACTCGTGAAATGCTCCGACTTGGAACAGAGTCGATCGCTGTCCCTATTAGCCATCAAGAACTCACGCTTCTCACCGGAGCCTCGACCACCAGCACATCATATGTCGATGTTACTGGCGCGTTTATTGACCAGTCAATTCTTGTGGATAATGACGATTACTTGCTCCTTGTAATGTGTCATGGATGGAACGACGCCGACCATACTGCCGAGACTAACGGCATTCGTATGGTCAATGAGAATGGAACGCTGCTCAGTGGTAGTGAGCAAATATACGAGTCTCTCAGTGGATCAAGTGACACCCAAGCGCTTCAGTATTTTTATGTGAACTGGCTTAACGCTGACATCGCCACTGGTACTACGAAGTGGCAGTTGCAGCATAAGATGGCAGTAGGATCAGGCACCGACCACACTACCAGTGGCATCTTCATGCAAGCCATTAACATCAGCCAGATTCCGAATACGCAGAAATCTCGAACCGTCGCTACAACTATAATCGACGGCGAAAATTGGGTCACGATTCCAGCTTCCGTCACGCTACCCGCTGGTGACTGGCTAATCTTCTGTAGCGCACAGCACACATCTTTCAACGGCAACGCAAATCCTTATCTTGGGCTTAACGACGGCACAATGGATATTGGTCCGTTGTGTGCAAGAGACATCCCAAACAGTACGGGAAGATTTAGTTCAGGGTTCGTCCATCACGTATCGAACACAGTAACGAAGACCTATACTGCAATCGGTCAAACAGGATCGGCAGCTGGTGATGCAGATAATATATTCACTTCACTGGTTGCTATTCGTCTGGAGGAGTTCTCAGAGTTTCATATCTCCCGCACCGCAGGCGACACCGTACCGGCTGACGGCAATGAGTTTGATCTGGAAACACTGTCGTTTACCGCTGGCACGACAAGCACCGACTGGATGTTCCTCGGTGCGTACCAAGTAAACCCCGTAGGGAGTGGCCCATTCAGTGTGTCTGAAGTGCAAGTGAACATTGCCGGTATGGGCGATATGCTGGCTTCAGGAGATAAAACATACACCCCCAGAAGTGAAAGCAGCGCTCCCAAGACCGGATTCATGCAGATACCCGGCACTGTACAAACGATTTCGTCAGGCCAATCTATCGTCGCAGATTTGAGGTTCACCGGGGATGTAGGATTCCCGACAGACAGCATCCCTAACAACTCTATGCTGGTTGCGTTCCCAATGTCTGTCGGCGTATCTGGCGCAACAGCTTTCAACGTCGGACACACTGGCTTTGAGACTAGGCTCCACGGCACGGTTGTTCGGATGGACAACAACATTGCGTTTGATTGGCTCGACCCGCTTGGGTTCAATCAGGAAATGCTTATCCTGACCGCAGGGGTGGCTGGCGATACTGAGGTCGAGCTGCTCGCGGATATGGAAGCCAGCGACGGTGCCACTTCCTACACTGAGCTTTCGAGCAATGCTGCGAATATGGCGTTCACCGCTAATGCGCAGATTGATACTGCACAATTTAATTCTCATTCGTCTTCGCTACTGCTCGATGGTGTTGGCGATTTCGGCAGTTTCCCCGACATCGCTGCATACACTCTTGGCACTCAAGCATGGACTATAGAAGGCTTTGTCAGGTTCAACTCCCTGCCGACTGTCGGTTTTACTTCTGATCCGGGCTACACCGTTGCTGCTATTTGGGGAGCGGCAGCGGCAGACCAGATGTTTAATTTCGAGATCATCCGTGACGGTTTTGGCACACGAGTAAAACTGACAGTTCGCGGCGGTAGTTCGGAACAAGGCACGATCTCTGGAGGTATAAATCTTAATCAGTGGTACCACTGGGCAGTCGCCCGAGATGTGGGTGGTGACGGCAATATCCGTGCGTACTTCAATGGCATTTATGAAACATCTGATTTCGGAACTGCACCTACTGATATGGGCAATTCGACGGAGCCGCTTCGACTTGGTAGTAAGGACGGCACTGACAGATACTTGGACGGTTGGATCGACGATGTTCGGTTCACGATTGGTACCGCTCGATACATTGGGACTGGTAGCCAATCTATACCGTCAACACCCTTTTCTTTGCCCGCCGCTGAACCTGCAGTTTTCATCGTCGGCAACATCGACTTTGACACACATATTCTCGGCCCACTTACGCACATACAGTCCTTAGCAACGGACATCGACGGCACGTTGAATGTTGATGGTGCTACAACCATCCAGAACACGCTGGATGTTGAAGGCCCACTCACGATAGCGCCAGTAGTAACAGCTGAACCGATCCTTAAATGGGTAGACAGCAACGGAGCAGCGGATAATAGAGCGTGGCGAGTCATAGTTGATGACGCTGGACTCACGTGGTCGCTACAGGCGGCTAACGACGCAGACACAATTTTCGGTGACGCAATGACTGTCACCCGAACCTTCGCCACTATTAGTAATGTCACCTTCCCTCGCCCGGTGTTCTTCACTGACGAGGCTCAGTTTTTCGACGACAACCCGCTCCAGTTTGGTACTGGGTTCGACATAAGTCTTATCTGGGATTCAACAGCAAGTGCGCTGGAGGTCGAGAGCGCATCAACCAATCAGACATGGGTATTCCGTAACGGAATGCACGTTACGTTGACCGGAGTTGGTAATAACGAGACAGTAGATTTCCACCACGACGAGACGGACTTAAACACAGTCGCCGTTAATACGGTGGACTGGAACATCACTGGTCTGACAGGCGGCATGGTGCTTGGTGCTGGGGTGAACATGACCTCAGACTTCCACCGCACTGTTACTGCCATTACTGGTGGTCTTGAAGCTAACAACTTAGAGACTGGTGCTGGCTTCGAGCGTGTTCTGACCACATCAGATATTACTACTGGCGGTGCCTCTCTCGCAGCCGCGTATAGGTTTGATACATCTATCGTTGAGGCTGATCCGGGTAACGGCGACTTCCGCATGGACAATGCGACACCGGCATCCGTCACTGAGATATTTGTCTCAAGCACGACCGACAACGGCAACGACTTCAATACCATCCTTAGTCTGGTAAGCACTGATGATCAGATTTATATACAGCAGGACAATGACTCGACCAAGTTCATTCTGCTCAATGTCACGGCGAACGTAGACAACACTGGCTGGTGGTCGATAGCTGGCACGATCGCATCCAGCGGTACGGTCTTCGACAGCAATGCCAAGTGCCACATCCTGATTCTGTTCGATGGTAATGCCACTTTTGGCGACGTATTTAAGGTCGGCACTCCGGTCGATGGTCAGGTCGGTGTCTGGACTGGCGACGGCACGATTGAAGGCGATCCTCAGTTTACTTTTGATGAGGCGACAGGCTTTCTACACGTTGCTTCGGCAGCTTCGCCGGGACTCGGTGCGAGTCAGACGATGGCTTATCTGCTTGAACAAGCCGATGGCGAATTGATCGGAGTGTTTGGCTACGGTGCTACTCCAGACTTTCAAATCACAAACCTGAATCATGGCGGCGATATAGTCATCAACGGTGAGGACGCTGGCGGCGTACCGATACCGTTTGTGGTATTCGACACTGACAATAATAGAGCTAAATTTGATGTGAACATTTACATCAAAGAAACGCCAACGAAAAACTTTAGCTACTTGCAGTACGGACAATTTTGGGTACGCGATGACGCGCCAAATGTCCCGATGTACACCAACAGAAACGGTACTGATTTCCGACTGGACGCAGACGTATTCAAGGTCGGTACTCCGGTCGATAATCAGGTCGCCATATGGACGGGTGATGGCACTATAGAGGGCGATGCGAATTTCCTATACACCCATGAGTACCTTCAAATACTCGTAGATACCAACCTAGTTAATGAGTTGGGGATGCTGTTCATTGACACTGACAGCGTTCTGAACCCCTTTGGTTGGAACATTGTTCCGGGGCAGGCTGGTATACACGATGGAACGCTCATCTTTTCAAACGACCCAACTGATGTCGTTAATAATCGTGCGATGACGATACTACCGGGAAGCAAGACCATATTTGGATACGGTGCGTCGGTAGCTGCTGATGTTTCTTTCGGATCAGAGTCAGCAGGCGCACTCGCTTACTTCCAGCCGCTTGACACTACCGGACGCGAAGAAACGAAACTCTCTGGTGTTGGCTTTGTCGGCGGCACAGGACACGAAGGCTTGCTGTCGTTTGAAGTTTACGGCTACGGCGATTCAGGGCTGCAATTCTCTCGCCAGCTCCAGCTTGTTCTTGATGCTGATGCCACGATACACGCCGACTTTTACGGCACGATCAGACTCGGTGAGTTCTTTGAGGGGCCAGTCGAAGCTGGCAACAACGCTGCGTTTGGCTGGACGGCGGTCAACGGGCTGGAGATAACTGGTCAGGGTTCGACCAACGATCTTGTTATTTTTAATGACCTTCACCGTGAAGTTCTCTCCATCCCTTCCAGTTCAGGCAAAGTCAGAATCCACTATCGGTTTGCGGCAAGCCGATATATGCAGATGGAGCAGAACAATACTAATTTCCAGATGATTGGAGTCAACAATATCAATGACTTTACAATCACAGGTCTTGGTGGCGAGTTCAATGTTGACAGCGATGCCACTTTTCAAGGCGACTTAGTAGCCGTAGGCTTCCGTCCATCCGGCACTGTCGAGTGGGACAAGGGTGCTGACATCGCCAGCGCATCAGCACTGGTGCTTGGCTCAGACGGCAACTATTTCGACGTTACCGGCACGACGACCATCAACTCGATTAGTGCCAAGCCAATCGGCACGATCATCGTGTTGCAATTCGATGCAGCGTTGGTGGTGCAGGACAGTGCGGTTGCCCTGATTCTTGAAAACGATGTGACTTACGGTGCTGAACCCGGCGACACTTTAGGGCTGATCTGTTACGACGGTACGAACTGGCGCGAGATTTTCAGGACTGACCCAAGCCGTGTCCGGTCATCGTCCAACATTGCTGACATGGCGATGGTGCGCGGCAACGGTGGGGCCAAGCGCATCACAGGCACAGGCAATCTCATTGGTGACGACGATGAGATGATTATGGCTGGCACCGTCATACTCGCCAACTTCACGGATGCGCAGTTGAATGCTATTGGCAATTCAGTGAATACGAACGCTGGCAAGGCAGCAGGTGCAATGGTATTCAACAGCACTCAGGGTCACGCGGTCACGGCGCAAGGTTCGACGGCTGGTAGCGTTTGGAACGATGGTGTTGGCACTTTAACGAACACGCCGGTTTAGGAAACGACATGGCTAATCCAAATCAACTCGGGATCAAATGGTGGAAGTACTGCCAAGTCTGCGAGTGGCGATCGAAAACGAAAGGCGCAGTCGGCCAGCGCGAGACTGATATGACGGTCTGCCCGAACTGTAACAACCCGAATCTCAGCGTGGAGATTGACGAGAATGTATTCGAGGAGCGACGCTACGATGTTCGCGTCCGTAACAGCAAAGGGCAGGCGATAGCCGATGAGGTCAGGCAGAATCAAGGCCGACCGCCAGCTCCACCTGACACCGAGGACAAATCAAACAACGGCCACCACTACGGCAACGGCCCGAAGCCTTTCCCTGATCCATGACGCTTGAATTCGCACCGTACTTATACGACAAAGACCTCTACCACATGACTCCTATCGAGCATCGGTGGATATTCAATAAGCTCACCCTTGCTGAAAAGCTAGGTCAGGTGTGTGGCCCAACAGGAATGGCGGCACCGGCAGCGATTTACTGCATCCGCCCCATCTACAACATGCACGGCTCGGGACTTGGCGGGTTTTATAAGTACGAGCATCGCGGCGGCAACATACCTAATCGCCCCGGCTACTTTTGGACGCCGTGGCTTGATGGTACAGTCGAGTGGACGCAGTGGATCAATGATGTACCAGTTTATGGGTCCAAATACGAACTCGATGGTATTCACATGACAGGCCGTTGCTTCAAAACTCCACCAGACTATGGCAGGCTACCCCCCTGCCTGAAAGGGTTCAGTCGATACCTTCTCACCGAGCATATCGACGGCACGATGATTGAAGCGTCACCTCGCTTGCTTACCTCGAACGCTCGACAAGAAATAATTGATTTCCACCGAGAGAACTACGATCCAGACTATGAACCCGGCGACATTGAGCGTGGCACTAGCGATATGATTCGCTTAGATACTGGCGATGGTGGCTGGTACTGGGGAGAGAGCAGTAGAACGCCATATGAGGTTGACAATCAGAATGAAGGCGTGGACAATTAAGGCCCATCTTTGGAGACAGCTATGAATCTTACCAAACCACAAGTCGAAGCAGCTATCGCTGCCGGACTCGCCGTTACCGACCCCGAGTCTGAGACTCTTATCGCCATGAAGTATGCACCGGGACTACTCGTCCTGCGTGGGCTACTTCAAGCTATCGGTAGCGGCCAGCTCGCACTGAAACAAGTAGAAGGCATGGCACCGGCTGAGCCGCCTCCGCCGACTCCTCCGAAGACTCCGAAGAAAGTCGCCAAGAAGAAAGCCAGCAAGAAGAAAGCCAGCAAGAAGAAATGATCGACGAACTCATAACAGAAGTTATGAAGGCAGAGGGGTGGGATACGTACACTGACCACCCCGCCGATCGCGGTGGCCCCACCAAGTGGGGCATTACCTTGAAAGCGTGGCAGGAATGGCGGGCGCACGATATAAGCGCTGACGACATAAAGGCCATCACCGAGTCCCAAGCTCGGGACTTCTATGAGAAGCTGTATGTCATCGGCCCGTCGTTCCATTTACTGCCCGAGCGTATTGTCCCGCTGGCGGTTGACTGCGGTGTTAATCACGGCACCGGGCGTGCATCCAAGTGGGTGCAGGAAGCAGTGGGCACCAAGCAGGACGGGGTTCTCGGCCCTATATCTCTGAAAGCGGTACAGGACAGCAACCACATAGCTACCTACCTCCAGATCGTGGCTACGAGGGTCAAATTCTACGGTCGGCTGGTGTCGAAAGACCATACCCAAGCGGTCTTCGCTTCTGGATGGAACAATCGAGCCGCCAAGTTCCTCGTCACACTTGCTCAGAGCCTCAAATAGCAGTTAGAATGGCCCCAACTATGTAGGAGCCATCGGTGATCCAGTCACTCCTCAAATTTCTCGGCGGTGGGGCAGCTGAACAGATCGGCCAGTACTTTGCCGATAAGCAGAAGCTAAAGCAACAGCTTACACTTGCCAAACTGCAGGGGAAGATCGACGTTCAGACAGCTAAAGCAAAAGCTGCGATCATGCGTGAGGAAAACACTCACACGTGGGAGATGGCTCAGATAGCCAACTCCGGTTACAAGGATGAGATCGTACTTGGCGTCTTGCTGTACCCCTACATCGGATCGTTCATACCCGGCATACAAGATTCAGTTTTAGTTGGTTTTGAGTACCTTGAGAAAATGCCCTATTGGGCTGTCGGATTAACTGTTACAATCTTTCTTGCAATCTACGGAATACGCCATAAAAATGCTTCCCGCATTAGCGCTCCGGGCCTAAAGGACTCAGACGTTGAAGGAGTGAAGTGATGCCAAGCGTTACCGAAACCGTAAGTTTATTCCTCGATAAAAATAGCAGGACACGGCTGGTGATAGTCGGATTTACAGTCGTAGCATTTTGGTTTTTCGCTGCATGGACAGTTGGGCTTGCTCCAGCGTTCGGCGCGGGCTTTGCATCGTCTGAAGATGTGAAGGGAATCAAAGTCCAGCTGCTCTCTGAATCTATTATCCAAGCTCGGATTCAATACTGCACCGCACCGAAAGGGAGTCGCATGAAAACTTTCTTCTCGACGCAGGTGAATGAGCTGACTCGCGAATACCAAGATGCAACTGGAGCGGCGTACAGCCTTCCAGATTGTGATGAGCTAGTCTTTGTTGCAGAAGTTGCAGACAGTGACACAGCCTAAGGTAAAAAAATATTACGGTTTCGTACCGTCGCAAGAAGGCCAGATTACTTTTGGCCTTGAGCGTCTTGCTGAAATCGAGGATGAGATTCGTGTACTGCACGAGGAGCATTACCTTGAGACAGAAACCACCTACTTGCCGACCCCATTCAGTCCGTCGTATGACAGATACAAAGCGTCTGAGGAGATCGGCCAGTATGTGCAGTTCACAGCTAGAGTAGGCGATAAGCTGGTTGGTTACTTGCAGTACTATGTCTTTGACGACATGCACACGAATATCAAACAGGCTCGTGAAGATGCTCTGTTTGTGAGTAAGAAGTTTCGAGGCCAGAAGCTCGGCCCCGGTATGTTGTCCTACGCTGAAGATGCCTTAAGGCAACTCGGCTGCAGGATGATCGGGATGACGAGCAAGCACCCTATCGGTGCGCCGGACTTGGGGCCGTTTTTAGAGAGTCAGGGCTACAAACCAGTAGCCGTGTTCTATACGAAGGAATTGGAGAGCGAAGATGTGTTGCAGCAGCCCACCACCGCCGCCTGACTTAAGCGGTATGTCTGATGCTTCTATCGAAGTAGCAGAGATGGCGCGTCAAACAGGCCAAGAGCAGCTTGAGTGGGCGCGTGAGCAAGACACTATGAATCGTGCGACACTGGACGAAGTACTCTCTGTTCAGCTTCCTGCCATGCGTGACCAGTTTGAGAATGCTCGCGCTGACCGTTCGCGCTGGGAAGATGTCTTCAAGCCGATGGAAGACGAGTTCGCACAGTACGCTAAAGACTTCGATACACCGGAGCGGCGTGCAGATGAACGCGCTAAAGCCATTTCAGATGTCAGCACTCAGTTTGATGCTTCTCGCCGTAATGCGTTACAGCGTCTTGAAGGCTACGGTGTTGACCCGAGCCAAACTCGTAACAGCGCTATGGACATTGGTGTACGCACTGCTCAAGCAGCAGCACAAGCCGGTGCCGGTTCCGCTTCTGACAAATATATTGAAACCAGAGGCGAACAGTTACGCGGTCAGGCTATCCAACTTGGTCGAGGAGTTGTTGGTGGTGTCGGCGGGCAGTACGCCGGAGCTGTGGGTGCTGGCGGTGCTGCTGTAGGTGGCGCTAACCAGACGACAGGTACCAGTTCGGGAGCTATTAACGCAACACAGGGTTGGGGCCAGCAAGCACTTGGTGGATACAACCAAGGCTCGAACATTATGACGCAGGGTTATAATAACGAGATGGCAGGTTACAACGCCCAGAATGCTCAGACAGCTGGGATGCTGCAAGGCATCGGGAGCATCGCTGGTGCAGCCATGGCTATTAAGCATGGCGGGTACATGGACCCAAGATACGCACACGGTGGTCAAGCCATTGACCCGGATTCAAATGTGATCGAGGGAGAGTTCACTGATGTTACCGGCGATGTAGAAGGTCCGGGCGGTCCCATGGATGATGAAATCCCTGCCATGCTGTCTAATGGTGAGTACGTGATTCCCGCTGACGTTGTTCGTGCGAAAGGGGAAGAATTTTTCGATCGGTTGCTTGAGCAGTACCATGACGGTCCTTCTCCTGACAGCCTTAAGATCGAAAGGTTGGCGGCGTAATGGGTAGCTTTAATCTCGGCGCATTTACGAGTGGGTTTCAGGACAGCTACCAAGCTGTTCGCAAGAACCAACGTAGTAAGCTGATTGACAAAGCGCTCACGCATGAAATCGCCAGTATGGGCGAGAAGCGGAAAGCTCGTGAAGCTGGATACGAACGCTTCGGGGAAGATTACGCCAGCGACGAACAGTTCTTGCCTCAGTCTTGGGGATCGAAAACTTTAGGCTGGTTGGGCAAGAAGCTCGGTATGGGTCAGGGTGCCAGTAACACAGCTATATCACCGAGTGAAATGGGTCCACCTGCGCCTGCAATGGAACTGAACGAAGCACAAGATTTTTCAAACAGAGCCTATGAAGGCGAGCAAGCATCTGGCATGGCTGGTCTGAACCAGATGCCTACGATGGCAGCTCGTCATGGCGGCGCGATTGAGCGCTATGCAGATGGTGGTTCTGTTCGTCACTTGGTTAAGAAGTATGCGAGTGGCGGTCGAGCCACAGCGCTTTATTCAGGTGTGAAAGGATTTGCAAACGGCGGGCGTTCGCTTGCGCCTAACCGCACGATAGGCCATTACGAGCAAGGCGGCATGGCGATCAGGCCAGCAGGTTACGCTGATGGTGGTGTGCTTCAGTATTCAGGTGTAGCAGGTGAAGGTGGTCCGAGAGCTAATGTACCGAGGCCAGTTGGCATGTTCGCTGATGGTGGTCGTGCATACACAGATGAAGAACGGATGGAGCGCTCCTACGGCGACTACTACCTTACGGAAGAAGAAGCAGCTGAGCGTGTTGTTGGCAAAGGTGCTGGCATGAGCGGTGCAACAGAACCTCGCGGTTCCCCCGGTGTACAGCGTCAAGCTCTCTATGACGACAACACAGGTGGTGGGCCACGAGAGGCGCTTCGTGACGTAGGCCGTGCAACTTCAGAGTATTTTGACGACACCGTTAAAGGTGCGCTCGGCGGGCAAAAACTGATCGACGACGCTGATGCAAAACTGGACAAAGCGAAGGGCGCGAAAGAAGTAGGTCGTGCCACTCGCGAAACCGGAACAGCTGCACTTACCGCCGCCGCTGAAACAACGCTGGGGCTACTAAAAGATGTAATGCTTGACAACCCGATCACACAGGGTGTCATGGGCTTCTTTAGTGGTGAGGAGAACGAAGCCGCACCGCGTGATGAAAAAGTTGCTGCAGTACAAGCTCTCGATCCAGACGAGGATGTTTCTGCACAGCCCGGCCCTCCTGTTGCTGGCCCCGGCCAAGTTGCTGCCGCCGCTCCGTCAACAGTTGCAGAGGCGATAGCAGCAGAACAAGACCCGATCATTGATATGTCAAAGGTGCGTCAGATTCGTCCCGAAGACATGCCCAACAAAGGCCAGAAGGAATGGGAAGACGAGCGTAACTTCTACGCTGCTCAAGCTATTGCTCATGGGGAAAATCCACTCGATGCAATGAAAGCGGTTGACGAGAAACAGTTGCGCGGCTTCACCATGTACGGCCAGCAAGCTGCGAATCTTCTGATGGCCGGTGATGCAGACTCCGCTGCGAAAGCGCTCTACGCTGCTTACCAGTACTTCCCCAACGGCACCAATGTAAGGTTCGGTGTTATGAAGGGCAAGGACGGTCAGCCTGTTGTTATTGGGATGGGCACGAACGAAGAAACAGGTAAGCCGGAAGGTGAGCCGATGGTTATGACCGCCGAATCAATCAATGTTCAAGTCGAGAACATGCAGAAGCCCGGAGCGCATCGAGCATGGACGAAAGATTGGCGCGACACTGAGCAAGCTATTCGTGAATGGATGGAAGTTGGTAAGCCAGCTGCGCAGAGCAAAGCGATCTATGAAGATAGAATGGGTAGAGCTGCGCTTCTGAGGTCACAAGCGCTACTGACTACAGCGCGTTCTAATCCGCACGGGCTGAAGAAGTCTGATTACGACCGTGCGTTTGGTGAGTTCATCGACTCACAAGACCTTCGTTCTTTGGAGGACGAGCCTCTTGCCCAAAACCTCGCAAGTCTCATGTCGCAAATGTATCTTCGGAATCCGAACACACCGTACCCGACTATTATTGACGAGGTTATGCAAGCTCTTAACTCAAATGAGCTTAGGGCATTGCAAGAAAAATACGGGCTACTCTAAATGGCCTCGTTCCGCGCCCAATACGAGGAGCTGTTTGGCCCCATCGACGATTATGACCCGATAGACATAACCGCGCCTGATGAAGAAGCTACACAGCTTCGTGCCGATCGAATCCAAGAGGAAGTTCCTGACACAAGTGACGGGATCATTCCGTATCGGCCTCTCGACAGAAAAGCCATTGACCCTGATCAGGGTATCGCTGGCAACATCGCTGACCTTACAAAGACTGGCACCGCCATGCTTGGCGAAGCTGTTCTTGGTGTGGGCGAATACGCTGCCCGGCAAGTTGATCGCACAGTATTCGGCGGTGACATTGCTAAAGGTGTAGCAACCGGCCTCGAAAGCGCACGCGGGGAACTCGCTGCTTACCGCCAGAGCGTCTACGACATGATGCCCGAAGAAGCTATCGCCTTGAAGGGCGCTGAGTTTCTTACGCTCGATCCCGACAAAACTATTTGGAAAGGAAGCCCGCTCGATGTAGGCGAGGCGATCCTCTATAAGTTCTGGGAGTCTGTTCCCATGATGGCTGCGACGATTATTCCCGGCGCAGTTATGATGAGAGCAGGCGCATCAGCGAAAGCCTTAACATATCTCGGTGCATCTGAAGGTGGGCTGTCAGTTGGATTCATCGCCAACGACATTACCGATGGCATACAGGAGATGGACGATGAAACGCTCGCACAAGAATCGCCCCGTTTCGCTGAACTCCTGCGAACCATGGATTCACCGGAAGCCGCACGGGATCAACTCATTGCAGAAGCACAAGGACTCGCCCCTATTATCGGCGGTGTTCTTGTCGGTGCAGTTGCGCACACCGCTGGTCGCTACCTCGAACCCATCATCACAGGCAAAACCGCCACAGGCGCGGCAACTGGATTCGGAGCAGGACAGCGAGCATTGCGTGGCGCTGTCTCAGAAGGCATAGCACAAGAAGGCCCGCAGGAATCAATAGAAACCATTGCCCAGAACATTGCCGCTGCTGTATACGACGGTGATCGTGCCACTCTTGAAGGCGTAGCCGAGGCGTACATTCAAGGCGCAGTTGTTGGCGCACCGGGCGGCGCAATCGTCGGTGCCGTTGGTGGCACTACGGGAGAAGTCCCGCCAGAAGAAGACACGCCGGAAGGACGCGATCGACCGGGCGCTCCATCCAGCTTCAGAGATGTGTTTGGAGAGCAGGTACCACCACCGGGTGGATATACTGGTGCGCAGCCAGAGCAAGGTGACTTGTTTGGGGATGACCCTGATCTGCTAGATGAGGCACCTCTGGATGGATGGGAAGATGCTCGCGAGCTGCAGGAAGGCGCGAGAATGACGCGTGCCGATCGAATCCGTGCGGAAGTAATCGGTCGCAAGAAAAAAGGCAAGAAGAAGCGCGAGAAAGCTAAGGCTACCCGGTTAGCTGGCGTATTGAATGAGGAGCTGGTTGATCCTGCTCTCGCTGCTGCTGTCTCTGCAAGCATTCGTGAAGATGATGTCATGGGCGACATGATCGACAACATCGCATCGCAAGACCCTGCTGTTACTGGACAGGAAGGCAACCTCGGTGGCCGGATGCAAGGTGATCTTGACCTACGTGGTGGAGCGATGACCCCACCATCACCACCGCCCGGCACTGATTTCGTTATGGAAGGCAGAGATGCAGTCGGACGGCCAATCCGAACTACTCCAGCCCAGCCTTTCGAGGAAGTGATGCCAGAAGTGCCGGGTCCACAACAGCCGCCACCCGGTGCGCCACCCGGTGGTGCTGCGTTCCCAACTGGACAACAAGGTGAGTTATTTGACACACCTCAAGGTGTCGCGCCTGAGCCTGCACCGGGAGCAGCGCCGCCTGTAGGACTCACACAGGAACAACGTGGAGCTACCCCTGTCGATGGGTGGGTCGTAACGATGACAGACGAGAGCGGAGCTGTCATTGAGGAAGACATTTTCGCAACCGCAGAGGAGGCCGAGGTAGTAGCCGACCAGTGGCACGACGATCTACCTGATGCATTCATAAATGTTACGCGATCAAAAGGGGCACGCACAGGGACCGCAGCTGCGGGAGCGCCACTTAGCGCGGAAGGCATTGCGGATCAGCCGACAGCCGAACCGCTGGCTGATATACAAGCGCAGCTTGAGGATATGGCGCACGAAGGGACGACTCGGGAGGCTGTGTTCCTCTCAGCTGCGAATGTAGCTCGCATCCAACGTGACAATCTTGCCGACCAGATACCCGAAGTAGGTATTGCCATACCTAATTTCGATGGTCAGGGCGGGATGCTTATTGCTCGCGACGAGGAAGTTGCACAAGGCGCTTTCGAGATGCTTGAGCTTGGTATGCCTATGCAGACAGTACTGGGTCAGCTCACTCGTGCCGGTGCCGGTAAGCCGATGGGTGACACCGTTGTACAGATACGTGACGAGGCTGGCCGGGTCGTTCGTGAGACGCTCGTAGCAAGCGAAGACGAAGCGTTCGCAATGGCCGAGGAGATAGGGGACAGCGCTGTGGTATTGACCAGCGCCCAAGCGCTCAAGAGGCGTGAGACTCTTATAGCCGCCGAGCAAGCCGAGGTCGAGCTTGCCCGCGAAGGTAGGCGTCAGCAAGAGATCATTCGTGAGCAGCTTCCCATGGATGAACGCGGCCCGGTAGAGAAAGTTGCGGGCGAAGGCAAGCGTAAGACTCGCACCCGTGCTGCTGCTGCAACACTGGGCGTAGGAGCTAAGAGAGCTGACGTTGAAAAGGCGAAAGCGATTGGCGGTTTCTTCCCACCTGACACGTTGGAGTTTGCAAATGACCAACAGGAACAGGACTACCGCGAGGCGTTCGACCGGCTCGTGGACAACCAGATTGCTCAAGAGCTTGCCGGAACATACCCAATCGACCGCAAGTCCAAACTCAAGGCGGAAGAAAAGAAGCTATTCGAGCAAATTGGAAAGCTCCGTCAAGTCTCGAAGCCGAAGCGGAAGGTAACACGTGTTCTGAAGACAGCTGCGAAGATAGATCGGCCTACGGTAGCTGCAGCACAGAAAGACTTGTCGATTGAGCCGCTGGAAACCGACCAGCCCGGCAAGGATTACTTTGTCGGCCAACCAGTAACGCGTCGTTCACGTGAGGAGATAGATGCGCTTTCACCACTGAAGCGATCGTCTGTACAGCTACAAGAAGCATTCGGTGAAGCTGCCTACTGGCTGGCCGGGCAGTTCAGAAAGATCGAGATTGTACCCGAGTATTTCGGAGTCGAGATAGCGGAAGGAGTTCGTGAGGGGCTTGACACACGTTCTGTAACAGAGCGCGAAATATCCGGCTCTGATGATGTCTTGACCACGGGTGCTGAAGCAGAGATCGACCCGCTGCTAGAGAGAGGTGAGAGGCGGAAGCGTACAAGCAAGGATTCACGTGAAACATCGGAAGCTAACGACGCAGCCGAATCGCTGCAAGAGATACTTGAGATAGAGTCTGTAGCGGAGCTTAAGAAGATTCTTGAGCAAGGTGATCCGCTCAAGTTCATTGCCGATCAGTATGCTTTACCCGGCCAGCAGAAGAAGCTGATTCGCCGCGTCAATAATTACATCACTCGCCGCGAGCATGGCGGTAAGTCAGCTGCTCGTGAGTTGGGCAAGCCCGGAAAAAGGACTGGCCGTAAACAGGGTTCATCCACGGCTGCATTTGATACAGGTGTTCTAACGCAGCAAACTCTCCCTCAAGATGAGTCAATAGCGGATAAACTGAAGCGCGAGCAACGATCGCAGCAAGCGAAGAAAGAACTTCAGTCAACTGTCAACGCAGCGACCAAGCTGGTTGATCGTCTGGAAAATCCAAACAGCGCCTACAGCAAGCTGATAGGTGAGCGCGATATTGACGGCAACCTGACTGAGAAGGGCCAGTCGATGCTGGTAGCCATGCATTACTTTATCGCACTCAATGATTTTGCATTGTCGCTTTTGCAGTCGGGGCAGAACACTTCTAATTCGAGCAAGGTTATGGAGCAGCTGAGTAAGCATCTCCGTAAGTTGATTAAGTTCAAGCCTGAAACATTTGCAACGCATGTGTCAGAGATTGCAAGGGCAGATGAGAGAGCATCACTGAAAACCATAGCTGATCCAGCTACACGTGCTAGGGGTCTGGACCCTACTGTGCGCGAAGCTACCATGCAGAAAAGCAACAAGGCGCTGCTGGCACTTGTAGCCTCTAGGTTACGTTTACATAGCCGCTGGCAGGATAATTTCCTATACAAAAATAACATCGCTGCGCTGATGAATAAGTTCACTGGCGCGATAGCAGCTCGGGGATTCGACTATGACTCTGTTCAGGTCTGGAGCGCGTATGCGCCGACCGAAGCGGAGCTGACACACCTGCAGTATGCGATGAACGGATGGCGGAAAGACCCCGAGCTTAAGAAAACTTTCTACAACCCTATGAAGCAGTTCTTCAGTGGTGTCGGCGTTACTTTCGACAGGCGTGGCGATGTTGTAATACCTCTTGCAGAAGGTGGCTTGAGATACATCGGTAAAAAAGAAATTGGGGTTGGGTACGGCTCTGTCACCGTCAAAGAGGACCGAGTAACTGAGGGCGGTAAGTATGAGTGGAGGCCATCGGATAAAGCCCTTGACGCAGAGTTGGAGTTCAAGAGCAGGGGAGGGACTAACGCTTCTGGCAGAGGGCAGACTACTAAAGAATACAACGCGGAAAATGCACCTGATCCGATCACTGGCATGTCTGAGCTACAGAGGAAAAGAGAAGTAACTGCACGGAAAAAGGACGAGTCTATAGACGCCGAGCAAGCTGATGTGCTTAACGGTGCAAACAAAGCGATCAATGCGTTACTCAGGATCGTAAGCAACAAGAAATCTACGATTCAAAAACTCGTGAAAGCAGAGCAGGCATTCATTAGGAAGATGAAAGCCTTGGGCGTGTGGGCAGACACCAGCTCTCCAATGATTGGTAGGATATTAGTAGGTACTGTGAAGCGGTACCATAAGATCGGACTGCGCCTGTTGCAGAAGAAAATCTCGAAGCAGGAAGCACGCTCGATCATGGGTAAGATCAAACCTTTCCCGATACCGAAGGGCTTGGAGCAGAAGAAGTTCTCTATCTCTGAAGCAGAGAGTGAGCTTGATCTGCTGCACGCAATGGTTGACCCCGAAATCAATGCACCTGAGTTGCTGCAAACTGCACAGGCGCTAGGCGTTAAGCTAAGCCGTCGTGACATTGCGCCGAGCATGAGCGCGATGCTACGTACCATGCTTGAGACGTTGCCGCAGGATCATGTATATCGAGCGCTTGCTGAGAAGCTGTTGGCGCTGGACATAAACGATGTTGGCGTACAGTGGGATTGGGATGGCAAGCTGCTCAACAAGAAGACGATGGGCCGTTTCAGAATACGTCAAGAAACTGGGCGTCAGATTTATTTGAACAAGGGCCAGCTCCAGCGTGAACGTGATCTTGGCGGCGATATGTCTGCCAGCGTCGTGCATACCATGCTGCATGAGATGGTTCACGCCGCGACTCACCGCGCTATACGGAAGAACGCTGGCTTACGTAACACCATGCTCCAGATGCGTCAGTACACGATTGATCACTGGATTGGAGACTTACGTATACCCTACGGCCTGCAAGATGTCACCAATAAAAATGGCGATCAGATAGCTGACGAGTTTGTAGCAGAGGCGTTCTCAAATCCTGAGTTCCAAAATCAGCTAAAGCAAATCTTCCTCGACGGTCGTTCGATGTGGCAAAGGTTCAAGGACATGGTTCGTAACGTCCTTAACCTGCCTCCCAATACGCCAACCTCGGTGTTGGATGTGATCATGTCGCTTGAGTCACAACTGTTCGAGGGGTCAAACCTCCAGATAGGCGCTGAAGAAGCCGTCGATCTGAATATGGATATGTCTTTGCGCCCAGCTGTGTCAAAAATTCTTGACTCGCTTGGGCAGGGTGTCGGTAGCATGAAGTCGATTTGGGATGGAATCAGTCCCCCACTCATTGCGATGACACAAGAGCAGATTCGCGACACGTATCAGCAGTACTTCGGTGGCTCAACAGGCCCGATGCGGAAATACATGGACGCGTTCTTTGCACGCAACGCAGAGAACACCCGGCTTATGGCTGATGCCGAAAAGATCACTCGCAAATGGACAGCGTTGGACGAGAAGCACGACCCTGCGTTCGGCGTCGAGATGTCTAGGATAGCTACTGACACCACCTTGCAAGGTGTGTCTATGGCACCGATAACGCACAAGCGCAACGAGCATGTCAAGTCACCGAGGAAGAAGGCTAAACATGCAGCGTTATACAGCCGGTTCAAGAAGCTGCCGCAGGAATACCAGACGCTCTACAACGAACTGCAAGCATATTACCAGTCAACGCTTGAAAATGAGGTTGATCTGCTGACTCATAATGCGTTGCGTGGTCTGCTTCAGAAAGAGATGACCGTTAAGGAGTTCGAGGCAAAGTATTCAGTTGAAAAACTGAGAGCATTCGACACGCCTGAGAAGTTTAAGGCTGAGTTCAAGAAGTATCTTGACGACGACATGCTTGGAACTCTTAACCAGATGACACACGTGCGGCAACAGCGGTTGGGCGATTACTTCCCAATCAAGCGGTACGGGGATTACATTGTGTATGCAGAGAAAGAGATCGGACGCAAAGTGTTCTCCGACTCTAAGAAAGCATACGCGTATGCAGCAGAGCGGCGGCTCGAAGATATAACTTGGGATGTAAGTGTTCTGGCGCAGGAGGATGGGACGTTCAGGGTTAAGATTCTGGATAAGGACTTCCGTATAGCTGAGACGAAAACAAAGGCCGAGGAAAATCGTCTCGACATGATTGAGAAGCATGGCGCGAACGCTAAAATAACTCCGGTTCAGTTGAAGTCAACCAACTCACAAGAGTCGGTGATCACCTCCAACTCGCAGTTGAACTCGATCATTACATCATTGGATGGCAACCCAGCTGCACAGGCGGCGATTAAAAACTTCTACCTTGAGTCGTTGTCGGATGCGTCGTTCCGTAAGCACGAAATGAAACGTAAGAATCGTGCTGGTGCGGCGACTGACATTCAACTCCGTAACTTTACCGTCTATGCGAAGCAGTCCTCGTACTACTCAGCGCAGTTGAAGTTCGGCAGCAAGATGGCTGAAGGTTTAGCCGAGATGCAGACGTTCATCAAGCAGAGGACGGACGAGAGCGAGATTACTTCCGTTCGTTTGGGACAGGTGCATAGAGAGTTGGTCAAGCGCGATGAAATGACCGTGGACATCAACGAGATTGCGAAGTTTGCGAAGAAGTCGGTGGAGATCACGCAGTTTATGATGCTCACCTCGCCGTCTTACTGGATGATCAACGCGTCGCAGCCGTGGATGGTTACGCTGCCATGGCTGACCTCGAAGTACGGCCTCGCGAATTCCCTCTCTGCCATGAAGGATGCACAGAAGCTCATTGCTCCTGATCTCATCCATGCATCGGCTGAAACAAAGGGTGGCTTGTCAGCGCTGTTCTCTAAGGCTAAGGCCGAGAAAGCCTTCAACGTCTTGGACGATGTGTTAGTAGGTATCAAGAAACGCGACCCAGCGAACTACAAGCAGTACAAAGAGATGCTTGACGAGCTGAAGCAGCAGGGTGTCATCGACCTGTCGTGGATCGCTGAACTACGTGACATAAGTGAGGGGATTGATACCGGGAAGTGGCAGAAGACTCTGGACGCCTCCCGCGTGATGGCTCATCTGACCGAGGTGAATAACCGTATTCTCACAGCCTTGGCAACGTATGAGTTGGCGAAGAAGGACGCACTCGGTAAGAGCAGCATCGACGCCGCGACTGCACACAAGGTAGGCATCAAGATGGCGAAGCTCGCTGTCTCGCAGACGCAGTTCAATTACTCCTCGCCCAACAAGCCTCGCCTGTTCCAATCTGGCGGTCCTTTAGGGGCTGGTGGGCCGATGGTGTTCCAGTTCATGCAATGGCCGCAGCATATGTACGCTCTGATGATCCAGAACTTCAGCCTGATGGCCGGACCTGACCCTGTACGGCGCAAAGAGGCGCGTAAGCTACTCGCGGGCCTGTTTGCCACTCACCTCGCGGCTGGCGGCATCTTAGGCGCTGCGCTGCAACCTGTGAAATGGGCGTTCGGTATGCTCGCGATGGTCTTTGGCGACGAGGGCGAGGACACACTCAAGGGAGCTATCTCGGGCGAGACGTTTGACCGAGGAACCATGAAGCTCTTGACAGACATGTTTGGTAGCGAGATCGCACTGATACTTAGTAAGGGCCTGCCAACGATTGTAGGCGGCGACCTCTCTCAACGCATGTCACTAGGTACCGTGTACTACCTGAACTTCAGGGGCAACAACGCCGAGTCTGCTCTGGGATCGCTCGCCTTAGGTCTGGGCGGTGCGTCGGTCAACCTTGCCGCGAACTTTGGTAGAGGTGTTGAGCATTTCTTCGATGGAAACTACCGCCGAGCTATCGAGTCTGCCAGCCCGAAAATCCTGCGTGACGTTGTACGCACGACGCGGTATTGGGACGAAGGTTTAGTGAACCGGGCTGGTGACACAGTTATACCAAGCGAAGGCTTATCGGCTTGGGATTTGGCGCTGCAATCCATGGGCGTGCAGCCTGTCGTAGTCAGTAGGTTCTACGCGGGGCAGTCAGCGATCAAAGACAAAGAGATTTTCTTCCGCGACAAGAAGTCCGACATACTCAGGGACTTCCGAGCAGCTGTAGGGAATCCATCAATGATGGCACGTGTGATGCGTAACGTCGCAGAGTTCAACCGCAACAATCCTGCCATTGCGATCAGGCGGTCTGCATTAGTATCGTCTGCGAAAAGTAAGTACGAGCGTGAGGCAAGGTATCGTCGGTACGGCGCGAACATCGACGAGAAAGCGGCAACGCAGTTTGCGGAAGAAGCTGACCCGTATCGTTAGACCGGCCCGTTGGTGAATCCGTCTGGAAACCCACCGACCAGTACAATATGTGTGTCCCATCCTATTCTGGTGTCAATACCAGTGCCGTACTTCTCCACGACTACGTTCGATCCAGATTCGTCCACACCGTTGCACCAACTCTTACGTAGATGCTCGATAAGTTCTTGCCGTCCGGTTATTTCCACGACCTCTTTCATTGCCGTAGACAATGCGCCGCGATGTGGTCTGTAAAGAGTGGGAGTCAAAATGAATTGCCGCCAGCCCTACGCTTAGGGGTTCTGTATCCCCAACTTCTACCGATGCCGGGGTCGGGTATGTCCACTACGATCAACTGCTGTCCCTTGTTGCTGCCCCGATCAAACGCACCCAAACAATAAAGTTGCAGATTACGTTCCCCCACTAACAGGCTCCTCGGGATCGTAGCCTTCATACGCGTCAAACTCATATCGGTCTGTTCTTGGCATCGCGACGATACGAACGGTTGGTCTTACGCGATACGACCCGTTGGTTTGAACGAGCGTTGCTTCCCCCATTTGACAGGGCTTGCTTGTGATCAACTTCTTTGCCGTCACCTTTGCTCACCGCGCCGCGTTTTACCGCGTCTCTCCGGGCTTTATTTCGAGCCGCTCGCTGCTTCTTTGCCTTCGGAGTCCCGTGGTATCTGTCATAGTAGGCTTTGCTCTGTTCTCTTGTTCCCATTTCAATTTCTCCAGCCGCCGAAGCTCCCGGTTAGCATACCAGATTATCTTGTTCAGATCGTA